AGCCCTTCCACAAGGGAGGGCGGGCGTACCTTTCGGTAGCTTGTCGGCTGGGTCGCAAGTGAATGAAGGTAATTGTGTGTGGGTAGAACCACACGCCCCGGTTTCTCCGACCGTCGGTTTCCCAAGCTCTGCCATCGCTAGGGTAAGGAAGCCCCGCTACCGCCCTACGATGCCCGAGACCGGAGACAGGCTATGACTCGCCTGTGTAAATATCTTGTCAAGGGGACAATAATATTATACACAATGAAGTCAAAACCTATCTTTGCAGCTTTCGGAGGGTCGTGGGCGAAGGTATATACCTTCGTCCTTACCCTCGTTGGGCTACCAACCTGGGCAAACGCCGAACCCTTGACCTTCTTTGGTCGACTGAAGAAACTAAAGTCGACCCGAGGGGCGAAAGGGGCCGGTGCCTACCTTAAGGAGTCTCAGCGAGCCCTATTGAAGTGGCTGGCGGGTTCCCCCTTGGAAAAGGGGAAGTCGACAGTTAAACTTCGTAGGGGAGTACCTGCTATATTGCCAGGCGCATTGCGCAAGGCTATATACTCAGGGAATCTCGCGGCGATTCGGGTCGCTCTGACGCTCTTCGGAGTCGCTAGGACGATCTACCATAAGGGGGATATCAAGACCTCCACGATTACGGAACCCTCGAGTTGGACACCCAGTCCTTCCCGGGAGGCTACGTTTTCAAAGAGGATCAAGGTAGCCCTTAAGTGGCTGAAGATAGGCCAGTTCCCACGGCCGAAAGTCTCCGGGCTGTCCGACATCGTAAAGGTGTCGAACCGCCAGGGGCCTAACGGTCATGCAGTTCTGGCTGCCCATTGGGATGCCTATGCTTTGCGGCATAGCTCCGTCTGGACAACCTATTGCTTTCTTGCGAAAGCATGGGGTCTGTCATTCTTAATCCACTCGGTAGAGGCCCTGGCACTAGTGACCAGCCCGATGGTCAACAAGTATCCCATTGTCGAGAAGACTCTCCCTCAATCCAAAGCAATCTTAGGAAAGCTTGGGGTTAAGCGAGAGCCGCTCGGCAAAATGAGGATCTTTGCGATCTCGGATTTCTGGACCCAGACCCTCCTTCGGCTCTTGCACAACTTCCTCATGGAGGAGTTGCGTAAGCTACCGATGGACGGGACCTGGGATCAAGGAAAGGCGGCAGATAGGGTCCGGGAGGAAACCAAAAAGGGAACGACGCTTTACAGCTTCGATCTCTCAGCGGCTACCGACCGGTTCCCTGTCCGCTTCCTTGTCCTTACACTAGCTGTCCTCGTAGGACCAGAGGTTGCCGAAGCCTGGAGAACCCTCCTGGTTGACCGGGACTACTGGCATCAAGGGGTAGCGTATCGCTACGGCGCCGGGCAGCCGATGGGGACCCTTTCGTCTTGGGCAAGCTTTGCGCTTGCTCACCACGTTGTGGTCCAAATCGCTGCACGGCTCGCAGGATGGGAGGGCTTATTCACCGGTTACGCCCTACTCGGGGATGACATTGTCATCTTTGAGGAAGACGTAGCCGAGGAATACCGGTTGCTAATGACGGAACTGGGGGTAACCATTAATGACTCTAAGAGCATCAATGGTCCCGGCACTGCGGAGTTCGCTAAGCGAATCTTCCACGGTGGGTCAGAGGTGACTGGGGTGTCTGGTGCGTTAGTCGCGCAAGCAGTGGCGAATCTGTCAGGACTGAGAGTCCTGGTGGAAACGCTGCTGCTACGCGGCTTTCTCATCACACACAAGTCCTTCTATCTTGCGTCCCTGCATCTTACCATCCAAGGTAAGATGACTCGGGCTTGGCGTTACATCCTAGCATCGCTGCTAGGACCAGAGGCTCCACTCGCAGTGCGGCCAGCGCTGTGGGGCGGGCTAATGGTCTACCCTCTTGAGTACCTATGTGGCACTCAAGCTGATAGCCTTTCACCCGGCAAGGGAGCATTCTCTTTTACGAGACTGCACCCATCCACCGCTGAAACCTCGACAGGAAGGGACCTAATAGGTCCCCTCCCGTGCGACGTGTGCGTTCTGGAGACCGAGATTTTGAGGTATCGCAGTTTCACTGCGATACGTCGAGCTCGGGAAAGCCAGGCTGAGTGGATGGCGACGCTCTCGGGGAACCTAAGCGCCCTCCTGAGAGGGTGGGTGCTTAAGGGCCCTGTTGAGCGTTCGCTCAAGGGAGCCGACAACGACTTTTCTCATATACCCAACGCACAGCGCTGGGCACGGGAGTTGATCGAAGTCGGTCACCCTGCTACGGCCGTAGCTCTCAAACCGCAAGATCAAACTGATCATTCGGAATGGGAACTAGCGGACCTTAGTATTCCACTTAGCCCCGGTGACTGGTTACAGCCAACGGTGTGGGGACTCGCACCGTCAGGTGACATGCGCATCTTAGTTAAGGCGAGACGGATGTCTCACTTTGCTATCGATGTAGCACGTGCCTGCGCTGCGACTCTATCGTTGGCCTATGAGTGGCAAGAGCCAGGGGCCCTGGAGATGATCCGAGAGGGTTGGGAGCTAGAGACGACTGAGTTCTGGAAAGAACAACAGCCTTCCTAGCCCTTGCTCCTCGGGGAGTCTCCGGGTCCCGCCGCTGATAGAGGGTTACCCCCTCCTGGCTTCCCTGGTCAGGAGCCCTCTGTCGGCGCCCCATGCTCCCGTTAGGAGCCTTAGGTTACCAGGGACAGAGCGGTCCTCCTGGAGCTCGTCGAGAACTAGTTTCCAACTAGTTGAATCTTGACTAGCCACCTCTGGGCGACAGATCGTAACCTGTCCCGAAAGGCGGACGAGGGAAGACGGCCGCGGCCTCGGCGCTAAGGGATAGCGTCGGGGGGCTCTGGCTATCTATCTGTGCTAGTCAGGGCGCCTCTTTAACAGAGACACCACTTGCTCCTGGGAACGGTATCGAG